TTGGGCGCATACGCCCGACAAATGTTAATAACTTTTTAGTTATCTACATTGGTTAGACCTATCGTTTTCTTTTTTAGGTTTGCAATATGGCAACAGAACGAAACGACCGACGCAAGAAATATCTTGCTATGGAATTAAAACAAATTCCGAATGACTATACCAACTCCTTCCTTAACCACTTTGGATTCTGCGACTACCCAAGAAGCGAAAACGAATCCTCAGCCCTCAGAAAATACAACACCTGGGAGCAAGGAAGGAAAAACTTTAATAAATGAGCATCAAGGATTCCACCAAGTATTTATCTATTGGGACGCCTGATTACTACATTGGGAAGTTCAAGGGAATAGAGGCGTTTGACGTGGTGCAGGACTTTGCCCACGATAATTACAACCTCGGCGTAGCAATCGCCTACCTACTCCGTGCCGGAAAGAAAGACGGCAACCCAGCCGAGCAAGATATTACAAAAGCAATTATACACCTACAACGTGAACTCAAACAGCTCGAAGATTATGCCGTATTACAACAATCCAGAAGTCAAGAGGCAGATAGATTTGATTCTATCGGAGGTTGCGATTCTTTTCGCTAATTGTGATGCCAAAGGCCGTGCCTACGCCAAAGCCCAGGAGCAAACCCTCCTTAAAGAAGTCCACAAGCTCGACCCTGCCTTTGCAGCCCGCTGCGGATATAGAGATTAGTGTAACGCTATCCAAAGTACCCTCCCTTAATCAGTTCTACGCCTCCAAGCATTGGATAGTTAGAAAGAAGGCCAAGGATAAATTTACCGAGGAGGTGCTTACCCAGTTAGCAGCATACGATAAAACAAGATTCCAAACCATTACAGCAACCCTGCGCCATAACTACGGATACGATAACGATAACTGCATTATGGCTATTAAGTTTGCCTTGGATGCGTTACGCAAGTGGGGAGGCATCGAAGACGATAATACTAACTTTGTAACTAAAATTACCATAAGCCGAGACCACGAGGTTACAAAGAATACCGGCCAAGTAATTTTTTTTGGTAAAGGTGTTGTATGTTAATTTTTTTGCGTATGTTTGCTCCATCAAAACACCTAAAACAACAAACGCAATGAAAAACATCGAACTCGTAGAGCAGCTTTGCTTAAACTACAAACCTCTACTCAACGACCTTTACAAGGACTTTGCTTCGTCCAAGCTTCCGGTTAACCGTGATGCGCGCAACTGGGCTAACTTGGTAAAGGAAAGTCTTTCTGGTATTGGAGCCAAGAAGCTTACCGATTGCCTGGTTAACAAAATGAATGCGGTTTACTACGTGAACGCAGCAGCCCGTAAGGCCAACAAAGCAGCATCCGCACCAGCACGTACCTTTATGCGTAACATTATGCTTGAGGAGCGTGGAATTAGTCAAGTTCAATTTAACGAAATGCACTAATGGACTACGGAACGAGAACAAACTGGTCGCAAGAATCTGCTCAACAGATGGTTGAGTTCTTACAGCATCGTGTCGAGGCGATGGCATCTAAGATGGAATTCCTCGAAGCAGAAAACGAAGTATTAAAAAGAACCCTATTAAACGAATTACACAATGCCTAAAATTACAAGCATCACCCCCAACGGCCAATGGCAAGAGTTCTACAAATTAGAGCTGCGTTTTGATAACGGAGACTTTGGAACCGCATTCGCCAAAAGCGAAACCCCACCTTACAAAGTAGGTGACGAGGTTGAGTACACCAAGAACGAGAAAGGTACCGTTAAGATTCAACGTGGAGACCGTCCAGCTTGGACGCCTTCTGCACCCAAAGCAAACGATGACCGTTCGGCGTCTATCATTCGTCAAGTTGCGTTGAAGTCGGCTGTTGAAATGTCCGCAGCTTATGTATCGCAAGGTTCTACAATTCCCGTAGAGAAAATCTTTGAGTTGGCAGAGAAGTTTAATGCTTGGATGTCTGGCACCCACGGAGCCACGCACCAAGAACACTTTGCAGCTCGTACAGAAGAAACCAGCCCGTTTTAGGTGTTTCATTAGCGACTGGTTCGGCCCCTCTTCGGAGGGGCTTTTTTTGTGCTAAAGTTTTTTGTATTGATTTTTTGTTTACGTTTGTCCTATGAAACACCCTGACCTAATTTCTAACGATAAAGTATTGCCGTTCTTGGAAAGAGCAAGAGGCGGTAAATACTACGACACCGGTAAACTTGGCCACCCGGTAATTGATGAGTTCCTTCGTTTCAAAGACGGGGAGTTTGTAGTTGTAACTGGCCACGCCAACGTGGGCAAAACGCATACGCTGATTTATTTGATGCTTATGCAAACAATGAATTACGATAAGAAGTGGCTCGTCTATTCCTCGGAGAACGAGGTACACTCCCTTAAGCGTAAGTTAATCGAGTTCCTTTCCTGCGAGCCAATCCAGAACGTAACGGAGGCAAAGATGTACCGCCACCTTGATTACATTGATGAGCATTTTCGGTTTATAGACAGCAACAATCTTTACAACGCATTTGACCTACTCCGAATTATGGAGGAAATTCACGAGGAATGGCAGTACACCGGGTGCCTAATTGACCCTTACAATTCCCTTGTAACCGACCAAAGAAAACTTGGGAAGTCAGGGATGCACGAATACCATTACGAGGTAGCTTCTGCGGTGCGAATCTTCGCCCATAAGAACTCAGTTACAACGATTGTAAATACACACCCGGTAACGGAGGCAATGCGTAGAACGCACCCTAACGGCCACGCTTACGCTGGCCTACCTACGCCACCAATGACCTCCGATATTGAGGGTGGTGGTAAGTGGGGCAACCGTGCCGATTCGGTAGTTATCATTCACCGGTACGCCCAACACTTAACCGACTGGGTCTTTACAGAAATCCATTGCCGTAAAACAAAAGAGATGGAGACCGGGGGAAGACCAACACCTTTGTCCGACCCGATTAGAATCCGCTCAATGAAAGGCAATGTCGGGTTTACCCATAATAACCTTAACTTGCTGGACGTTCAAGCACCTATTCAAACAATAATTTATTCTGATGACCCATTTTAGTCAAGATTCCTGGGAGATTTATGTACGGGATAGAATTTTACAGATTAGCGACGTAACACGGTGGTTAAACGAAATGGCCTTGGCTAACCCGAACCAACCGCATATCGTTGATAATATGTTATCCGTTTGGCGTGCAACGCAGATGCTGGAGGATATGGTAGATATGAAGCGGCACTTGGACAAGCGTATTAACGAGGCAAGAGTTGAAAACGGCCGCTTGCTTATTCAAAATCGAGAACGTCTAATTGAAATTGATGCTCTGAAAAAAGAGCTTGAGCAAATCAAAGAAAACCTAACCTTATGATTATTCCGGTTCCATTCTCACCGAACGAGGTGTTTGCAATCAATGGCAAAAAGTTTTTGGTATTGGACTATTGGCGTCCCGTAAGCTGGAAGCAATGGAGTGCGTGGTATTTAATTGAAGACGAAGGTGGCAAGCAATACGAAGTTCCGTACTTCCATATTTTAATTCAAAAAGAAAGAGGCAACGCAAAATACGTTGGAACCAAAAGATGACCTACAAACAATTCTGCCAAAATATCGGCTACAAGGATAATGGCCGTCGGGATTGGAATAACGTAAAAATCCGAACCGCATACGCAAAGGCATTCCGGCCGTTCTTTACCTTGGAGCAGCTGGGCAATCAAATGGGCAAGTCTCACGCCACGATTATCCATTACCTAAAATTGAAATTCCCACGGGACAAGTTCTACGAATCAGCATACGATATAGCACAAAAACTTCGAGGTACCATTCCGGTACCGCAAGATGACGAGGATGAGGTAATGGTTACGAAGGTTATCAATTACGATTATTTGTTAGAACGGAATGCTGAATTGGTACAACAAGTAAAGGACTTGGAGGCGAAGTTGGCAGAGGTTAAGAAATACATAAATGGGATTTAGTATGAATTTTTACCCGTTGTACGGGTTTCTTCTTGGGGCTAACTGGAGTAAGACCGAGTTTGACGATTGCGACGTACATACGTTGGAGTTTTGCCTTGGCCTTATATTAGTCGAAGTTTTATGGGAATCCTACCCCGATTAGCAAAGCGGCACGACGATTGGCTGCGTATGGCAAAGTCCTTCGGTCTTGACCGAGACGATGCCCACGACCTTGTGCAGGATATGTATCTACGGTTGCACCAGTACGTGGACAATCCAGAAAAGCTCGAATACGGAGACGACGACGTTAACA